GAGCTTCTTGCGCATATCGCTTAATCATCTTGGAGCGCTTCTCGGGATCATCCCAAAAGCCTGCATCCTTCATAGCGCGCACTTGTTCTGGTTTCAGTACAAATGTGTTCCTGTTGGTGCTTCCGTTGACGCTTTCGCGACCAGAACTTGTTACAACACTCCTTGGTCTCTTAGTAGACGAACGTACGTCCGTGCTGTCATTGTACTTGTGTGGCAAGTACTTATGCAAGCGATTATCGAGCTCATTCCAATAATCAGGTGAGGTTGGATCCCAACCCTCCGAAACCAGAGTCTCGTCAATCTGCTTTGCAATCTTAGAATCGGTGTCCCGAGCGTTCGGGTCGTACCAATCATTCTTCTCCATCCAATTGGACGCCAGACGCTGTAAGCGTGGATCTGGGACGTTTCCTTGGGCTTGGCGTGGCTCTACAGCCGCCTTCTTAAAGTTGGTCAAAGCCTCCATCTGACGACGTGACTCGTACATCATCTCTTGGGCTTCAGCCATGGCGTGACCGTCAGAAGCGCTTGCCGCCTCGGAGATCTTCATCTTGGCGTATTGCAGGCGCAACTCTTGGTCTTCAATAGCTTTGTCAATACGAGCAAGGTCAGCAGAGTGGGTTTTGCGCTCAACAACAGACAAACGCTCCATCAGTTCTTGGTTCTTGCGCTCCAAAAGCTGAAGTTTCATGTCCTTCTCTACGCCTGTTTTCTTAGCCAAATCCCGCTTGGCGCGACGCTTTTCACGACGTGCGCGTTGGTATTCGGTCTCGTCTTCAGGGACTATGTCGTCGTCAACAGCTCCGCCAGACGCTAAACGATCATCTTCCTGATCATCTGGGGACTCAATGCTGTCAGGTAGGTCAATAACGGCTGAACCGTCCGCCTCTTCCGTGACAACGATCTTTTCCAGTTCGTTTTCTGTGTTCATAAAAATGCTTTCATAGCTAGGGGATCACCAATGACTTTGGCAATGATTTCATGGTCATTCAAGATCATGAACAGGGCTGGATCTTCGTGATCGTCCTCGCCTGTGACCTTAACTTCCCAACGATCTCCGCCCCATTTAGGGACTCGGATGTAATCACCAACTTCGCACCACGAGCCTTCGGGCCAACCTTGCATGGTGTCTCGGTTTTTGAATGCGAGAGGGCCAACTTCGATGACTTTTGCCACCATGTTGTTCCACTTCTCGGTTTCTTTGGTTTCTTCCACCAAAATGATCCCTGCGCTTGTCGTTTTCTGCTTTGTGCGACGTAGTTGCACCAAAATTCGACCACCTAATGGCTTGGCACCCGGATTCACAGCGGGGAATGCCCACTTAACTTCAGCGTTTTCCAACACTTCGGGGTTATCGCTCATCATTTTCACTTTCTTTTAACATTTTGTTAATGAGATCGAGGGTTTCCTGCAATCCCAAGTTTGTGCCGACCGTGCGTTGGTACGCCTCCCATGACGCGACGTTTCCAGCCGCTAGGGAAGAAGCTATTTCAGCTTGACGCGCCTTTATTGCGCCGATCAGATCACCCAAATTAAATAACATTATTTTTTCTTAGCTTGCGATAGGGCGCCTCCTTGTTTTTTGGCTGGCGCTGTGTTGCCAGAGGACTTCAAAGACGTGCCATCGAGCTTCTCGCCTGCGGCAATACGCTTGTGCATGGGAACTGCTTCGTTGTGGTAAGGGTTAGATGTAGCCATTTCAGCCTCCTAAGTAGGTTTGTGCTTCGTTTTGAAGCTGGGTTGCAGTTTTTACCTGCTCTTGTTGCAGTTTTGCCGCGTCTCGCGTCAATCTTGCAGACTCTATGCGCTCTTGGGTGAGATTCTTCTCTGTTTGCATCGCAACCTCGAGCTGTTGTTCCGACTCGAACTGCTGTTTGCTCTGTGTAAGCTTGGCAACGTCGAGTTGTTGTTGGTTTTGAAGCTTTTGGACGTTCAATTGGTTGTCCGCTTGATCTTTTGCGGTCAAGCGTTGGGTCTCTGCCATGCTTGTCTGTAGCAAAACCTGTGCTTCTGGTGTCATTGGAGGTGTCTGACCCTGCTTGAGCTGTTGCATCGTCTGCATCATCTTCTGCAACTCGGGGACAGTCTGCGCAAATACCTTCTGCGTGTCCAAAGAAACGTGCTGTGAGGCGATAGCCATGAGCTTGTCTGCCTCTGGCGTGACCTTTGGATCGTCGTAGTCCGTAGCTTGGCGACCCAATGTCTTCACAATGTAGCCATTCATACGGTTCAAGTACCACATGGAGATGTGTTGCTTCAAGTGCTCGACCATCTGGGGCAAGATGATAGGCTGAACCAAGGGGTTTGAGCCAAACACTGGGTCTTTGTAGAAGTCCATGTGGCTTTGGATGTGAGACAGGTGGTCTTGCTCCATGTAAGCAAAGGCGGCTTGCCCAAGCATCATGGCGACGTTCTCATTGGCGGAGTCGCGCTTCTCGGGAGCTGGGACGTCTTTCATGATCTCGTTGATGCCCGGCACCTTGATCTGCTTCAAGAACCTTTCCACCACGACCTTTCGGTTAAACAGGTCAGGGTTCTTCTCCATCAACGCCATCACCGCTTGGCTCTGCGCCATACGCTGAGTCTCAGAGAAGATGTGCGGGTCAGAGACAGGGATCACGTCCGTGTTAGAGGCGAAGTCTTCCTTGCGAATGTCGAGGTCTTGAACCACTTCACCCTTGCGTTGCTCGTCCAAATACCAACGATTGAGGCGTCCAAGGATCTTGAGGACTCGACCCTGTGACTCGTGTAGGCGTGAGTGAATGGCAGAGAACACCGCGGCGCCCTGCTCGATCAAAGCTTGAGTAGTACCTACAGGGGTGTTAGAGGTCACGTCAGCGATCTTTTCTTCTGCGGTGGTTACTACCCCCTTAGCCGCCTTGTCAAGCCATCCCAGAAGCTCAAATAGAACCTGTGAGGGTGGGTTGAAGGGCATGGGCATGGCGATCTTGCGGATGTCATCGACGCCCGGCGCACCCTCGATCTCACAAACCTGCGTCACATCCACTTGTTGGGACTGACCAGAGATCTTGGCGCCCTTGAGCTTGAGCATGGTCGCCGCGTTGTTGATATGGGCGGAGTCCAACAAAGCGCGTAAGGAGCCTGTAAGAGCGGCTGACAAGCCACCAATAAGCTGTGGCAAGCCAATAGCGTATGCACCACGCCATGGGATGAACTTGAACTCAACCAACCAATCCAACTTGGTCATGGTCTCGTCGCCCTCTTCCCAATTACGATACAAGCCAACGCACTCGTTCTCGTGCTCGTCAATCATCAAGATGTAGGGGGCTGACTCACCGTCTGTCAGTGGGTCGTCTTCTAGCTCGAGCCATGTGTAGATGTGATAGACCTTGCGCAATCCGTCTTCGTTGTCTTCGTACTTACGACCTTCAATCTTGTTGTTAGCCTTCTCTGAGTGCGTCTCTTCAGGTTCAGCGCTAACGCGGATAAGGTCGATGTCACGGTACAAACCTGAGCGAATGCGGTTTTTGAACTCCCACTCGGTGATGGTCTGCATCTCAGTGACGCGCTGGGCTGTGTAGAAGTTAGCCGCGGCAAAGGGCAACAAAATGTTGTCGATAGGCATGAACTCAGCGCAGGGGCGCTTCTTCTTCTCGTCGTACCACAGCTTGATGTACTGTGAGCCACCCAAGGGAAGCTGAGTCAGCATCTGTTCCTGCTCGTCGCGGAACTCTTCGATCTGCTCAGTCAACTGCCAATTCATGTAGTCGCGCTTGCGCTCAGCCTTCTGAATCTTGGTCTCATCCACGTCACCAAGGATCTTGGTGCGGGTAGGGCCATCAGGTGGGAACATCTCTTTGATGGCGCGAGAGGCAAAGTCCACGCAGGCTTCAGCCATGACAGGGTGAACGACCTTGCTGGCGCCCATGAAGGTAGCACCGCCGGGCGCATCATTGCCCATGCCCGTACGCTTCAAACCCTCTTCGTACTTCTTGTCGCGCTCCTCACGAGACTTCTTGTCGTTCTCGACCAAGTCCATGTAGCGTAGGGCGATCTTGTTCAGGTCATAGGGGTCGATCTCTTCTGCCAAGTTGGCGTAGAAGTCTTCGTCCTCCATGGGCCCCTTGCTCTCCATGCGAACAATGGCAGAGCCGTCAGGCAACTCCTCAACCTCAGCGTCTTCTGGGGGCATCTCATACTCAATGCCTTCGTCCTCATCGACTTGTTCGTTCTTTAACCCGTCGATAAAACGACCAGCGTTTTGGTCTTGTGGGAATTGTGTCGCCATAGCTTATTTCCTTTTGAGCTTTTTGTTGCTCAGTTCCATGAACATAGTATCGCGGTTCTCGGTCATTCTAACCTTACCGCTTTTTGCTGTTTTAACTTTTGGTTTAACTGCGCCACCTTTAGCGTAGACATCAGGCAGAATAATTGGTGGGCGACCACCGAGCATAGGCTCGGATTGTGGCAACACCAAACCACCAGACAACTCTAATTCTTTTTTCATTGCCTCAATGAACTCTTCTTGAGAGCGCCGTGGCAATCCCTCACGCAGATCCATTGTTGGGGTTATACCAACCAAGTTACTCTTCTCACCCCTGCCAGCCAACGCTCTACTGCGGTGGCGACCTTCATGACCTGAAATGTAGGGGAGCAGTGGCAGACCAACCTCTTCTTTTGCCAAGTTAAGGTAAGGAACGCTATCAAACATAGCAATTCGCTCAAGGTGCTTGACGTACTCATTTGTTGGCACGGTGTACTTAGTAATTTCGCCCTGCTTGGCTGACTCCGCCGCCTTGGGGCCTACGCTGGTCTTGCCTTGCAACTCAGACGCAAACTTCTCAAAGTCCGCTGGACTCATGGTCATCAAAGCTTTGGCGTTGTCGCCAGTAAACCGTTCTTTGAGCGCATCTAGGGTGTACATCTTTTCAAGATTTTGGACTTCGTCAGCGGCACGTTCTACACGCCTTGAGCCGTATCCACCCTTCTCTTGCTGGACAATCTTCTTTAGCTCAGTCAATGCGCTAGGCTTCATGATCATCGGAGCCTTAGCCGCCATGCGCTTGATCTCAGCTTGGATCTCAGCGTTAGTCAGTGAGTTAGGAACAACGTCGGCAAGGTATCTGTTCTGATCCCTAGCGATCAAAGCTTTGACAGCCTCAGCTCTAGGCGCCATTTCTTCACGCATCTTAGCCAGCTTGGCTAATTGTGCCTGCTTGACGGCTGACTTGACAACGCCACCAGTGGCTAAGCCTGCTTCTTCTTCAGGCTCAAGCATCTGGGATGCCGCACCAGCGCCAGCAGTTGGGATGCCAACCTGTTGGTACAGGGGTAAGCCCTTCTGCTTGATGGACTCACGCATCTCTGGTGTTATGGGGAAGTTGTGTAACGTAATTGGTGGTTCTTCTGCCATGCCAGCCATACGACGAAGACCCTCAAGCTCATGCTTGATTGGTGCTTGTATTTGCCCAACCTGCGCGCCGTAGGGTTTGCCAAATGTATTTAAGTAGTTTGGCAAGATCTGGTCATAGAAGCCCTTCATGCCTTCGCCACCAACTTGAAGGTCAACGCCTCGCAAAGCAAGATTGCCAGAGTCATCAGGAGAAGCTTCAAGAAGCTTCTGCGCCCCTTCTTTACCAATGTAGTCAGGTAAGGTTTCCTTGGTCACGCCTTGTTGGGCAACCACCATATTACCTTTTGGGTCACGACCAGACAGATAACCAGTTGCAGGATCAAAAACAACTTCGCTTAATTGCTTGCTCAAGTCATAGCGCTTAGCCTGCTCCGCACCGGGCGTGATGGCGATGCTATCGTACCCGTTGTCAGCGGCGTAGTTCAGCAGGCGCTTCATAGCCAGCTCGTGCCAGCTCTTCTTAAATGGGGCGTCAGCCACACCGTAGTTAATAACATTCTGCATGTTGTCCCTTTGCTCTTGCAATTGCATGAGTCTTGGGGTAATGCTGTTTGCTTCATCAACTAAGGCTCTGTGTCCTTCACCTCGATAACCTATACGCTCAGCTTCTCTTCGTAGTTCACCACGCTTGTTAACTAAATCTTTAAATTCTTTTTCTAAAGCATTGCTTTGCTCTACATAATCAGCGGGTTTGTATCCTTTAATACGACCAGTTTGATGCCAATCAGATTGGATCTCCTCGACGTGCAAGATCTTCTCACCGTTGGGGCCAATGCGATCTTGGACGCGCATGTGGGCTAGGACGTTTGGGTCTTCTTTCCAATGATTGGAGCGATACATGGCGCGATCTTCTGCAAGCGCGCCGCTCTCTCCATATAAATATTTGTACTCACGCTTCACCGCCAAACGCAACTTTGCCATTTCAGATGTGTCACCTGTCAAGCTTGTGTATGGCACTCCATGCAAAGTCATAGAGATCTCGTTTAACCTTTTAGCGTCGTCTCCTTGTACTGGCAACTTGAGCAGAATCTCGCGATAGTTCTCACCATTTGGCGTTCTGTATCTACCATAAACCGTGCCGTTGTCAGCGTCCATTCGTCTGTAGACCTCATCCGAGATCTGACGATGCCGAGCACCACTAAAGCCAATAGTGCTGTATGGAACTCCAAACATCTCTTGAGACACCATCTCTCGAAGGTCATCCTCGTCTATGGCGGTTTTGTCGTCGTACACCTTTTCTTTGATTTGGGGCGGCGGGTTCTCTTCAAGGACTTGCTGAGCCTCTTCCTTAGTCATCTTGCCCTTGGTTTTGAATGCCTGCTCAAGCTTACGGTCAGCCAGCTCAGCCTTCTTAACGCCGGGCTGTTTGCTCAGCTCCGTAAAGAACTCAGCGCCTGTACCTTTGGGTCTTTTGATGGCGGCGAGCGCCTCATCTACAGCGGAGTAGAAGGGTGCAGTCTTCTTAGCGGCTTTAGCGCCTAACCCACCTAATTTGACAAGGCTCATAGTGGTCTCTCCTCTAAGATCAGATCGTCGCCACTGATAGCACCACCAGCGGCTTTATGCATTCCACTGTCAGCAACTTGACGCGCCGCATCATCCACTGACAAGCCCTTGTTGACAAGGTCTACGATCTTGTTTAGGTTGTTCATGCTGTCTTTGATGCCGTACTTCTTAGCGGCGTTCACAAACTCGTCGCCGTTGATGTAAGCGGCTGGCTTCTTGAGGTATCCGCCTTCAGCTTTCTTGACAGCTCCGCCCTTCTTCTTGCCAGTGTACTTCTTGATCATCTCTTGGTACTGCTTGATCTCGTCAATCAGTTGTTGATCAATGACTTGGCGAGGGCCGACATACTTAAACGATCCAAACTCCTGTGGGGCTTGCTTGGGGTTCTCGCGTACGGACTTGACGGTGTCAGGGAAGGACAGCTCGTAAGGGACTGGATACTTGGATGTGCCCAAGAACTCGCCGGGTATGTCGTGCGAGTACGTAGGGTGCTCAGACAACCCAAGCTTGGTCACCTCTGGACGAAGGCGACCTATGGACTTACCTGTCACACCAATCTCCAAGTCACGTAAGTCAGGCTCAGTCACAGCGTGGCGTATATCAACACCGCTTGGTAGGTTGTACTTTTCAGTCACCGTAGGCATCTGCATCAGCGCGTTAAAGTACTTGCGCAGTTCTGGGTCAATCGAAAAGTGCAGGTAGGCTTCGGATGGGTTATCGATGCCGGGGAACGCTGGGAACACCCGCTGGCGCATAAAGTCCTCGCCCTTCTTCTTGTAGGGATAGCCTTCGCGCACCAATTTGTTGAATGCCTCAATTTGTCCCCTGCTCATCTTGGCTGGATTGATAGCGGCAAGGTTAGCGTCAGCGTAGTGCTGGGCGTAGTTGATTGAGTCAGGCCCCATCATCACATAGTTGCCAAGCACAGGTAAGTCGTACTGCTCAGACGCCTCACGTGCGACATTTTGCACACGGTTAGCCGCACTCAAGCCAGAAGCCCAAAATGCGTCATCACGATCTAATCCATAGAAAGGGCCACCATGCTGAGGCGACGGGCTGTCCAAGGGTATTCCATCCACAGAGTAGAGCGTCTGACCAGAGATTGTTGGGTCACCAGCGATGCCAACCATCACCTGATCCTTAAGCTCCTCGATGTCAACCTCCCTCGGCAACGGGCGTTCAGCACCTGTTGGACGGATGTCATGCACCATCTCTTTTTCTTTAGCAAACTGTTTCTGTGTTTTACCAGCAACGGACTGGGTTCCCTTATCACCACGGACAAACTCACCAAGCATCTGTGGGGCCATACGTCTGGCAATGGCATCAATCTCAGCCTTGCTCTTTGGTGCGGCTCTCAAAAGCTTAGACAGACCACCCTTAGCCATCTTTTGGTTGTTCACCTCAAGCATCATGGTGTCAGGGTTGTTGGAGATGACCACACCGCCACGCTTCATGCCCCCAAGATCTGGTGGTACGTCAGGCTTCGGAAAACCGTATGCTTTATGCATAAAGTCCAAATCAGGCGGGTGACTGGTCAGCTTTAGGTATTCATTGATCAACGCTTCATGATCAGCATCTGTCACATACTTAGGCAACTTCATGCCAGCAGATTCAAATCTTGCGCGTTCAGGCACTGTATCAATAGGTCTTAAACCAGTGTTCTTCAAGTCGCCAACGTCAGACCAATTGCTACCTTTGACAAAGTCCTGCACGTATGGGATGTAGTCGTCTTTAGGTTTAGCATTGCCTTTGCCTTTAATCTGAATGATGCTGGGTGGCTCGTTTTCTTTTGCCATGCGCATTGCAATGTCAGATATGTCACGGTCTGTGTAGCCATTTGGTAACTTTTTGGCTTCTTCAGTTGCCGCTGGCATGTACTCTTTTACAACATCCCAACGTAGTGCATATTTACTTGGCCGAACCTCAACCGTCACATGTGGCTCACCTCTGGCATCACGCAAGCTATAGATCTTTGTGTTGCCATCTCTAACGTCTTGGCAGTATCCACCAACGCAATGACCCATCGTGTCGCCTTCGTATTTAAGGGCGTTTTCTAAACGTGGATCACGCTGTAAAGCATCAGCTATGGCTTCTTCGGCCGTCTTGAAATAAGGTACGTTTATGTGACCAAGGTTGTTTGGTTTACGTGGGAAAGCTTCTTTGCCGTTTTCGTCTACCACCTTGTACGAGCTTGTAACGTCATCAAGTATGGCGCTATATCCTTGTGGAAGCTCTTTTGGAGGAGCTATCTCAATCCACCTGAAGCCTTCGGGATATTCCTTGTAAGTGGGGAAGCCCTCAGTCTGCTTGATGGCGGCTTCTCGCATCCTCTTAGCCATCTCTTGGTCGTACTCATAGGTGCGACGCACAGCCTGCTCCATGCTGACCTTGTTGAGTTGCTCAGGGCGAATGCGACCATTGGCTAGGTCTTCTTTCAACACGTCAACGATGTGGTCAAAGCCTAAGTTGTATGTCGAGCCTGAGTACAGCCTTGTCTGTGGGTCAAGCTTGCTGACAAACGGATTGAGTTCGCCAGCTCGTTTCTCAAAGCCCGACTCTCTGGCAAGCAATGTATTGATGTTGCCCTGCAACTCTTTGTACTTTGTGTCGCCTAAAATCTCTGCCTTTTGAAAATTTGGCATCTTGTCAAATACTTCGCGGTCTTTATCAGAAAGACCTCCTTTGTCTTTTAACAGGGCAATAAAGTCTTCATCGATTTGTTTTTTGTGGGCATCCAACTCAGCTCTAGCCTTTTCAAGCTTAGCGCCAGTGTTTGCCTGATCTTGAATAGCGCCAGCCTTAGTGACCCTGATTGCATCATCAGATAGGTTCTCCCATCGCTTAGCAAGCTCAGACTTGCCCATACCCTCAGCAGGGTAGCCCTCTGCCTTACGTATGTCTTCCAAGTATCCTGCGCGATCTAAGTCTTCACGTAGCGGGGTGTGGATGATGCCCTCCTCAGCCAGCTTGCGAACTGGGTCATCGCGTGTACCCATTTCCTTCTTGACGTAGTTCTTTAGGTTGCTGTCAATCCACTTGTTAACTGCCGCATCTCTTTCCAGCATATCCATGGAAGCACGTACGATTCCTCGCTGGGCTACTTGCAGTGATTGGAGCGCCTCTGGCGTATAGCGTTCATACATTTCGCGCAGTGTTTCGGCTGGATCTTTGTTGGCGTGAGTTGTTGTTTTCAGCCTGCGCAGATCGTTCTCAGGGATTGCCAATTGATCGGCGCCACCTAGCCAATTGCCACCGTAGGGCTTGACGACGTTGGACTGTGTGTTAGCGCCCATACCCAAAGCCATCTCACGAGGCAAGCCACCGCTTTCTAAGGCGCCCTTAACGACTGGCTCCATGCGACGCTCTACCGCTCTGCCAGCCTGCTCTGCACCCCTGCCTGCGGTTTTCATGGCTTGGGACGTGGCTGGGCCCGTTAGGTACTGCAAAGCCACCGCCTCTGGCAAGATGGGTGGGATCTTGTACTGCGTCTCGAGCTTCTCAAGGAAGTCGCCCACGTCCTGAGCATACTCATACGCCAAGGGTTGTGTAGGCTTGTACATGTTCTCAGCGATGTACTCTTCAGCGGCTTTACTGCCCTTGGTGATCGCTGTAGGGATAGAAGCTACAGACTGAACTAAGCCTGATCCTATCAACCTACCAGCCTGTAAGCCACCAGCAAGCTTCTCAAGCGGGGATCTGTCAGCCTGTTGCTGGCGCTTAAGCTGGGCATCGCGCTCAGCCATGCGTCTACCTAACTCAAGGTTTTCCTTGGTAGGTTTGCTCAGGTCAACGTCGCCGTATTGGGGCAGATCCATCGCTCTTGGGTCTTCAACGAACGGCATTGGCTGAGCCGACTTGAAGTTCTTATTCCTAATGTTCCCAACTCGTGGGTAGAACGCTGGTTTGTTTTCGTCAGCCATGGCTTATCCCGCTGAGTTGCTGTTGCCCCAATGATACCTTGGGTATTTGCATTCGTCCATCATGCTGAATACGGGTTCTCGCGTTTCTTAGCCATACCGCTGTCCAAGTAGTCGTCCTCGTCGTAGTCGTCCCTTGGGGCGCCATCGATGTCCAGCCACCCAGCATCGCGTAGGAACCGCAAGCCTTGGGTGCAGGCGTCCACGAAGTCGTCGTGCGTTGAGTCAGGGAAGGAGCAGATCTGGGAGACGAAGCCCTCAGCCCAGTCCTTGACGTAGCCCTTCCTGACACTGCTCTCAGGGATCCATACACGCCCAGCGGCAATGATGTTGGAGACGATGTTCAGGCGTTGGATCTTGTCAGCACGACCGGGGTTGTACGCCCGAACAGGCAGGTGCCCACGTTGCAAGTCTTGTATAAGAGCTATGCCTGCGGACTTGTCTTCCACGAGGATTAGGTCAACGCGCTTCTTGTCCTTGCCCTCACCGTACACCACGTCGTACTCCTCGATCACCTTGGGGCGTAGGTCTGGGTACTGGAGCCTGTCCTGCCAACAGTCGATCACCATCGCGGACATGGGGCCATCAAGGGGCTTGAACACACCGAACGTGATAGCCGCTGTCGGATCGTTGACAGTCTTCTCCGAGCTGGCGCAGTCGTAGCTTTGCAGGATGTACTCGAACTTGGGGAATGGTTTGTTTGGCGCCCACAGCTTGAACATGTCGCGCTTGACGATCCCTGACTCTTCTGCGTCTATCAGCTCTGCGTGGATCTCCTGCCTTCCTATGGTGGTTCCTTCATAGGACAGGATCTGCTTTTGGAAGCTAGGAGCAAGGTTAGCTAAGTTGACGTAGGTAGATGCGGTCGTCAGTGCTACGTCCTCTCCTTCACGCCCTACGAGCTCCACAATGAGGTCTTTGGGGCGTGGGGTGGTCGTGGCGATGATCTGTGTCCTGCCGTCGTCCTTCTTCAAGCGAACGGCGAACTGTATGTTGTACCAAGCTTCGTCGAGGAATCCCATGCGGCTAGCTCATCCAACCATGCACCGTGGTACTGACCACCGCGGAAACGATCAGGTTCGCTGGCGCTGATTCCTTTGATCAGGCTCCCATTGATCAGCACGATCTCATGCAGGGCTTTGTTGTAGTCCCTTATCAGGATCTCGGGGATCACAGCCATGAGTCCTGACTCACCCTCGAAGCATGTACCGCGGACGTCCATTGAAGTAGGAGCGGAGACCAGCCAGCGGGTGTTGGGGTTCTCCCATGCCCACCACCAAAGCTGTTCAGCCGCGGTTCGGGTCTTGCCGGCACCTCGCCCCGCAAGCATTAACCAAATAGACCAATACGTACCTTGGGGTAGCTTCTGGTGATTAAACGCCCCTGAGAGCCATTTAGCGCGTCTGGCGTATGCCATCGCATGGTAGGGGCCCAAGCTCTTCCTGATGTTCGGATCAGCAAGGATGTCCAGAACGTCTTGGTCAACGACTTCGCTCATTCAGCGATCCTGATCAACTCAAGGCGCTTGATCGCCACGTCCATGACGTTCTTAATCTCACCGTCAATGACCATGGTGTCGACCTTCTCCTCGGGTTGTTTGTACTCAGCGTACTTCTTAGGCGCCATACGAGCGGCTGTCCACTTACGGGTGTCGACCCGAAGCTTCATCCACTGCACGTAGGAGGAGTCAAACTTGACCTCGATCAGCTCACCGTTCTTGTCGGTGATGTGGCTCAGCTCGGGTGGCTGGTCAACAATGTCAATCAATTCATCGAACTGCGTCTCAGCTTGGATTTCACGTGCGCGGGTGTATTGTTCAAGAAAGTCAGGCTTGCGCGACAACCAAGTCATCACAGTAGCCAAGCTTGGGATACGCTCATCTAAGCATATCTTGCGTAAGCTCTCACCTAATCCTAGCCTTACACATATCTCGTTAGCTAACTCATCTGAGTAGACCGATGGTCTGCCCATCTTTGTCACTTCTTTTGTTTGCGGCTTACCTGTCACATCGGCGACTGTGTCGCTGGAAAGATCTTTTGGTTTCTTTGCCATCACTGAACTCCTTTAACGCAAAGTTTAACGGATCTTTGTGTTTGTATGCAATCAGTCCTTCAAACCCCTCATGATTCTTCTATCCATGTCCTTGATGGTTAGCTTGAATTCTTTGTTTTGTTTCTCTAGATTCGCAACTTTTGTTTGGGCGTACTTCAGCTTTGACTCAAGCTCCTGCACCTTGACCTGTAGCTCAGTGATAGCTTTGTTTGCCAGCTCAGGGTTTTGTTCTATCCATTCTGGCGCCCAGATCTCCTCAGTCATTTCTTGAGTCCTCGTACGTATATGGCAAAGCTTGCCGTGGTGTCTCCACCATTGCGCATCTTGTCGAACTCGAGCGCGACCTCTTCGAGCGTGTCGTTCCTGATCTTGTTTGTGATAGGGTCGAGCTGGCGTTGGATCATCTGCCTTTTGCGCCAGCCCAGCGCCCTCTCCCAGATGTTTAGCTCTGCTTCGCTCATGTGTTTTTCTCCAATAGGGCGGTTTCGATCTTCTTTGCCCACTCGAGCACCATGATCATGTTCCAGTTGGAGCTCTCAGGGGTTACGTTTAGAGCTTTTTGTATTTCTTTGTCGGTCAACCCTACCCATTCACGTTGGGGCTTTAACTTACCCATCAATGTAGCCACCATACCCATGGCGCTCTCTTGGCAGTGCTCCAAATGCGCTATGCGGTCAGCCATCCACTTAATCTGCTCTTCATGTGTCATCTTTTTTCCCATCTGGTCTTGGACAATCTGTTGGTGGTATGCAGACGCACCAGACGGCTTTGTACTGCCCTCTTGGCGCCACTTCCCATCTATCAATGTACACGTCAGGCATGGCTTTCAATACCTTCCTAACGTTGCTCTTTGGTCGGTTTAGCAGTTCTGATAGCTCCTCTAAGGTCATGCCATCAGGTATTTCGCGGAGCGTACCTCGTATGCTCTTGATCACAGAAAGCCTCATGGAGCCCCTTTATCGGGCGTTTGAGCCGTTTTCTGATCGCGCTGAGGGTCGAGGTGCTTGAGGAGCTGTTCGAGGTTTATAGGGGCTATTTTCTCAATGCGCCTAATTTCGGTCAAAACGCAGTCAACTCCTGCGTTGAACCCTTTGATGTAGTCACTCATGATGGTCTCGCTCATTTTGTTGTGCCTTGGCTCTTATTTTGAGGGTTTCTTTAAGGCAAGCCTGCGCCTCTTCGGCGGTCAGGATGCCCCTGCTTTGGAGCTGGGCAATGCCAGCTTTGAGATGTGACACAGCGCAGTTCTGTGGCTTGTCCCAGATCC